GGGTAACGAGCGGCGGGTTGTACAACGCCTGGCTTATAAAGACATCGGCGTATACCGCAATATCGGGAGATCAGCTTATTGCAAATGCTCCGTCAACAGCGTTCACGATAACTTTACCGGCCAGCCCGTCAGCCGGAGATACTGTTAGCTTTAAAAACGTCGGAGCGGCTTTGTTAACAGTGGGTCGCAATGGCAGCAACATAAATAGTACGGCATCTGACGCTACGATGCCTACGTCAAACGCGGCACAGCTTATTTTCGTGGATTCCACAATAGGATGGACAGTATTATGAAGGAGATATTGAAATGATTATCGGAGGATCAACACCAATAAAAACAATTCAACGTGGGTCTACTGCGGTTACCTATAATAGTACTGTTACTGCAACAATTAATTCAGTAGATGTAACAAAAACTATGGTTGTTGTCTCTACAAAAAACGGTTGGCTCTCAGGCCATGTTAGTGGTGCTTATTCTGGAACAGTTTCAATTACAGCAGGAGTTGTTTTAACAAATGGAACAACGCTGACCTTGACTGCGGGTGATGGCTATCGCTATGCATCACAAGGTAATGGACAGTGTGCAACAGATTGGGAGGTAGTGGAATATGTCTAGTATTTTTTATGCACAGTTAGACAGCGAAAACATATGCATTTCGGTAACTGAATACAATCAGCCCTTGGACAACGTACCTTCTACCTACATTACAATTGATTCGTTTGATAACAGTTTTGTAGGGAGAACGTGGGATGGCACAGATTGGGAGGCAGTATCAGCACCTACCGATGAAAAAACAGCGAGAGATTGGCGAGATCAGGAGTTAATGGCGAGCGACTTTATCGTGCCTTTAACAGATCACCCACAACACGCTGCGTACATAACCTACAGAGCAGCACTAAGGGATTGGCCTTCAACATCTGATTTCCCTGACACGAAGCCGACTCTTAGCTGATGGCGAAAGGAGATGATCTTAGAACCCACGAAGAGGTTTGCGCGGAGAGATACATTAATCTCTGCGACAGGCTCGATCGTGGGAGCCAGCGGATGACCAGAATCGAAACGCTGCTTATAGGGATATTTCCCTGGACGATCGGTCTTATCTTCGCAGCGAAGTGGTTCTAGGATTCTTGCTAATCGTCACAGTGGCTGGAACGAGCTTTGGAGAAGAGCAGCCGATGGTTTTTAGAGATGCATATCGTTGCTGGCATTACGCGAGAATTATGCAGTACGGATTGCGATCGAGCAAAGATCAAATAAGGCAGGACACTCCGGTAAAGGCTTATTGCGTACCGAAATGGGTTGAAGAAAACGAGAGGTTTCAAGACTAATGAAAATCACCATAGACGATACAGAAATTGATTTAGAAAAATCTAACGATCAAGGCAAGGCGGCTTTTGAGCGAATGACTCAAATACAAGCAGAGCTTGATGAGCTTGAGCAAGCCAGGCGAGAAAGACTAATCGTCATGAATGCTTACGCCCAGATCGTTAAGGATTCAGCCGACCCTAAAATTGAGCTCGTTAAGTGAGATTTTTTCGGCCCGAAGAATTTCTTTGCCAGCATTGCCAGGCAAAAGGAATCCAAGACAGCTTTGTCGAAACGCTCGACTCAATCAGAGAGGAATGTGATTTCCCCTTTGTTGTGAGCAGCGGGTACAGATGTGCTGATCATCCCATCGAGGTTAAGAAGACTCGGCCTGGATCTCATCAGGGAGGCTATGCGGCTGACATATCGGTACGAGGGGAGAGAGCTCTGAAGCTGATTGAGGTAGCAATTAGGCATGGCGTGAAGCGAGTCGGGATCAATCAGAAAGGCGGAGGTCGGTTTATTCATATTGATACCGATCCAGACAGAGTCAGCCCTGCGATGTGGAGTTATTAGATGGCGCTTCTCCCGTTAGACATTGCCCCAGGCATTCAAAAAAACGGTACGAATCTCCAGCAATCAAATGCCTGGAACGATGGAAATCTAGTTCGCTGGTATGAGAAATCGATGCAGCCTGTCGGCGGCTGGAGGAGAAGATCAACTTCCGCAATGACCGGGATATGCCGGGCGCTTCTTTGCTATACCGACAATTCCAATAACCGAAGGACCGTTGCTGGTACTCAGTCGAACCTGTATGCGATAACTGAAAACGGAATAAAGCACGACATTACCCCGGCAGGGTTTACGTCTGGAACCGCTGACGCTGCTCAAAATTTAGGCTGGGGAGGCTCAACGTATGGCTTCTCAACATGGGGAACGCCTCGCCCGGATACTGCTCAATATGTCCCGGTCACTACCTGGAGCCTCGATACCTGGGGTGAGTATGTAGTCGGTTGCAGCACGACCGATGGCAAGATTTACCAATGGGCAAATAATACGGGAGTTGTTGCGGCGATTCTAAGCAACGCTCCAACGTCTAACACCTCCATCTTAACTACAAACGAGCGTTTCGTTTTCGCGCTTGGCGCTGGAGGAGAAACTGATCGAGTCGAATGGTGCGACCAGGAAAACAATAACGTCTGGGCTGCTTCAGCGACAAATCAGGCTGGCGGTCAGAACTTAACAACAGATGGCAAGATCATTACCGGCGTAAGTCTTAGAGGAGAGACTTTGATCTTGACGGATGTAGACGCTCACGTTGCCAGGTACAGCGGACCTCCCTTTGTATACGGATTCAATCGAGTAGGTGAGGGCTGTGGAATCACTTCAGCAAATAGCTGCGTGGTCGCCGGGCAGTCAGCCTTCTGGGTTGGGCAGAATGCTTTTCATATCTATAACGGATCAGTAAGAACTCTGCCTTCGGCGGTTGGAGATTTCTTTTTCAATAACATCAACGAAGCGCAGCGGTCAAAGATTGTTGGCGTTTTGAATTCTGGGTTTAACGAAATATTCTGGTTCTACCCATCTCGATCGAGTATCGAAAACGATTCTTATGTTTCTTACAATTACGTCGATAATATCTGGTCAATCGGTTCTTTAGCTAGGACCGCTGGCGTTGACGTTGGGACTTTTGTTTTTCCGCAATTAGCTGGAGCCGATTCTTATGTCTATGAGCATGAGGTTGGTGCAGCATTCGACGCTGACGTAATTCCCTTCGTTCAATCTGGTCCCGTAGAGATTGGCGCGGGAGATAACTTGATGGTGGCAAGGTCGTTGATTCCTGACGAGAACACTCAGGGCGATGTGACCGCTGAATTTATTACGAGAAATTATCCAAACGGCGCGACAGAAACTCACGGTCCTTATTCAATGGCTAATCCGACTGATGTCAGATTTACCGGGCGAGAGGTCAGTATGAAGGTTACAAGCGCAACGTCGAACAGTTGGCGAGTTGGCACGATGCGCTTAGACGTTGTCGCGGGGAGCAAGCGATGATATTGCCGACTCCTTCTCAATCCTACGATTCAATGATTCAGTCGGAGATCAATCGAGCCATTGAGCTTGGCGATTCTCAGAACCTTAAAAAAGACGGTGATCTTGAAGTAGGAAATGGCCGCATCGTTCTCACATCAGCGAACGGAACTCGTTACAAACTGACTGTCGATAATTCTGGAAATTTGGGGACGGCGACGATATGAAGCTAGAAGCTTTAAAAGCAGATACTCCCCTGGAAGCAATGTTGCCTTATCGAAAGATGCTCGTTGAGGCTTTAAATCACAGCGGAGGCTCTCATACTTTCCAAAACATTGTCGATGCAGTCCAGAACGAGGTCATGCAGTTTTGGCCGATGGAAAAAAGCTGCTTGGTGACTGAGGTTATCAATTATCCGAATCTTAAAACCTTGCACATATTTTTAGCTGGCGGCGATTTGGAAGAAATAAAATCAATCGACTCAACGCTGGAATTTTTATGTCAGGAGATCGGCGCGGATTACATCTCGTTATCGGGTAGGCGCGGCTGGATTAAAGCATTAGCAGATATCGGTTACGAACTAAGTCATGTGACGTTAGCGAAAAAAGTAAAGGAGAAAGAAAATGGGTAGTGGAAAAGGCGGCGGTTCAGCTAAAGGCGGGGGCGGAAAAGGAGGCGGAGAAGTTGAAGCAATGCCCCAGGGTTCTAGTAGAGGCGGAATGATGGGCGGCAACGGATCGTCAGCAGCAGCGGCTCCAGCGAGGTATAACCCGCAACAAGATTTTTACGGTTCTGGAAACATGGTTAACCAGCCGTTGTCTGGCTATTACCAAACTTATCCCAGCAGTGGAGGCAATAACTACGCACCTCCACCAGCGCCTGTGAAAGAAGCTCCGAAAGAAGCTCCTGCCGCCGATCCTAACGATCCGCTTGCTGGAATGTCCCCAGCAGCTAGGGCTGCTCTTGGAAGCCAGATTTACTCCAACCCGTTTGGGGGATCGAGCTATTCAGCGTCGGGAAATAGAGGCGGCTACAACCCCTCTTTTCTTCCAAACAGCGGAGGTGGTGGTGGAAGTAATTACAACCCATCTTTTTTGCCGAATCAAAATGTGTTTGGCAGCACACTTTTAAATCCGAATTATTACAGATAAAGGAGAAGGACAATGGGTTTCGGCAAAAACAAAAGCGAGTCCAGCCAGGGTTTTGATCCGCAGTTAAAAGCGGCTCTATTGTCTGTATTTGGCGAAGGTCAGCGACTCTATAACAACCTAGAGTTTAAGCCTTACGAAGCCGCACGAGTCGCTCCTATGTCTCCCTTTCAGCAGGAGGGCTTAAATCAGACGCTGACCAATGCGAGGGGGCAGCTAGGCAACAGCGAGCTCAATGATGCCAGGGCCATCTTTAGTAGGTCTGGAAGCTATAATCCTAACCAGGTCAATGCTCAAGGAATTGGGCATCGAGATGTAAGAGCTCAAGGGATCGGGCATAGGGATATTAATGTTGCTGCGATGGGAGCTCAACCCAACGTCATGGCGAACAATATTTCTAACGTGCCTTTATCTAGCTCACGGGATGTTTCAAATACCCCTGGGGTTGCAGGACAATCAATCAGCCCGATGGCGCTGCTTGGATCAGATCAAGTAAACGCTGAAAGGTTTTCAAACACTAATTTAAATCCTTATCTCAATCAGTACGAGGACCAGGTTGTTAACCAAACGATCGGGGATATCGATCGAGCTCGTCAGATGCAGCAAGGCCAAAACAATGCATCAGCAGTTGCAGCAGGAGCCTTTGGCGGAGATCGACAAGCGATCCAACGAGCGGAGACTGATAGAAACGCATTAGAGGCGACTGCCAGGCAAGTAGGCCAATTACGGCAGGGCGGATATGAATCGGCTGCAAGAAGAGCCGAAGGCGATATCTCTCGCAACCTGACCGGACAGCAGAGTAATCAAGCCTCAAACTCGCAAACCGGGCAATTCAATATCGGCAACGAATTCAATCGGCAACAGGCAAACCAAGCCAGAGACTTAACACAAAGCCAGGCGAATGCTTCAAACAATTTGCAAATGCAGCGGGCTAATCAAGCAGCGGATATTTCAAACTCGCAAAATAATGCTGCAAATAATATGGCGATGCAGCGATCAAATCAGGATGCAAATTTAAGAAGCCAAGTCCAAAACCAAAATATGGGATTTCAGACAGGCCAACAAAATCAAAATTCTGCGATGCAACAGCAGC